CGCCGTAGTTCAGGACGTTGTTAAACTTGTCGTTACAGGTCGTGATGGTGCGGTCACATCCCGGAAAAACCGCCACCACCTGGCCAACGCTTAGCCCGGCCGAGCCGCCGAACAGGCCCAGCACGTTGCCACTCTGCGCGCGCAGCCCACGCCGTTCTGTCACGCCATCCGCCAGCCATTCCAGATAGCCGCCGGAAAACCAACCGTCGGGCGAGCCGGCCGGCAGATTGACGGTGATACTCACGCCATCGAGCGCGCTGATAACCAGGCCGCCGACGCCAAACGCCGCCGGCGATACCTTGCAATTGTGGTCATACAGCGAATACGGACAGGCGCGCCCCCAGGTCAGGCGCAGGCCGCTGCGGGTAAAGGTGCTGGCCAGACTGGCGGTGACAAGCCGGGTGCGGTCTATTGCCTCGCGCTTGACCTCGGTAATGGAGCCGATCCAGACGGTGCGGAACTCGCCCTGGCTGTCGCCGACGTGCCAGCGATGAATGCGAACGCGCACCGGCTGGGATGGTGGCAGGCCGCGAAAGAGCATGGCTACCGGGTTGGTCGTAGGCAGCGTAATGTCCATGCTGTCGCCGGCACCGACGCTCAGACCGCCATCACTGATCGCCTGCTGCTGCCATACGGCACCGGCAGCGGTGATATCCTGATCGGCGTTGGTGTAGCGGAAAAACTGCGTATCGCCCCGCACGAACTCATAGAGCGTGACCGGCTGGCCGTTGGCGGTGGAATACTCAAAATCACTCCAGCTCATCGCGTAGCCCTCGGAATGTGGTTGATACCTGGGCAAACCCGTCCGCATCGGTCGTGTGTTCCCAGGTGATGTCGTCAGTGTTCTGGCGGCAAAGCGCCATCAATGACACTTGGCTGATGGAATCCGCCGGCGGAACTTCACCGTCCAGCGACAGCAGCTCGTAATCACCCAGGCGCGTGGCGGTGAGTATGCGGCGGTAAACGCGGGAGCCATCGACCAACTGCAGACGCAGGTCACGCCGGCCAGGCACCACACCGAACTCACTAAAGCCGGCAACCGCGACAACCAGCGCATTGCCGACAGTCCGCACAGGGATGAAGTCCTGCGCCTGGCTGGCAACCCAAATCGCACGCTGGCGACCGCGCAGGTAATAGAGCTGGCCGCGCAGCCTTGCCTGGGCCTGGCGACCGATTTCAGACCACACATGCTGCTGCATGATAAAAGCCCTGCCGGCGGTGTCGGTGCGGTAGGGAATGCCCACTTCGTTGTCCAGCTCCAGGAGCTGGCGCTGATACTCGGCCGTCAGGTCATCAACCCAATCGGCGTCTTGTTCGAGCACAGGATGCCCGCGATAGATAGCGGCATTCATCGCCGGCGCAAACGGATTATGTGCCGCCAGGCGAAAGCGCAGCTGCAGACGCATCAGGCTGTCACTGTGACGGGTGATTGCCGGCGTATCGGTAAAGACGGCCGGCCGTAGCGGATATACCCATGTGCCGGCTGGCCACGCGCCTAACGGGGCCGTGACGGTGACGCTGCCGGCATCGATGCTCTGGATCTGCGCGACGGCCTGGTTGGCCAACATCCCGAAACCCTCTTTAAGCAGCAGGTTATCGCCCACGACAAAATCACGGCCGGCCGCTGGCACCGCGATAACCTGGCTGCCGGCCGCGATGGGGGCCGACAAAACCGCAACGTCAGGAAACACTGGCATATCCCAGGTGACGCCGCCGGCATGAAAAAGCTGGGTCTCCAAAGCGCGGGCGTCGGCATTGCCGGCAAGCACGGTAAACTCATACAGCCGGCGCGGCGACAGACGTCGGGCAATGCGCTGTTCTGCCCCGGACGGGGAGATCAGGACGTCCGTTTTCCAGGACAGGGTTTCACTGACACCTTCGGCCCAATCAGGCTCCATCAACCATGGGAGACGAACGGCCATTATTTCCCCCCCAGCAACTGTTTGAGCGTCGCAGTATTGGACTTGACCCAGGTCATCATGACGCGGTTACCTGGCGCACTTTTCACGGCTCTGTCCAGCATCTCGTTTGGATCGAGCACCAGGTACTGCTGCAGGTTGGTCGTACCGCCGCCGGCACCTTGCGCACCTGGTGCATCAGGGTTAACGGATTGATTCACCCCGGCCGCGCGGCTAAAACCGGGGTCGGAGACCAGCCCGCCATCGGCGAACGCGCCGAGGCGGCCCTGGTTAACCGCGTGCATGAAGTCCACGCCATAGCGCTGGACAGCGGCGGTTTTCATGACAAACTCGCCGTTGGACAGGCGAGCCGCGATGCTGTCGGAGGTGCCGGTGCCGGGGCCGGTGATCTGGCCACCGGTCGCCGCCGCCACGCTGGCAGCAGCACCCAGACCGGAAGTCGCACCGCCGGCGGCGCTGGCGGACGCAATGGCCGAGGCCAGGGTTGCCGCGCCGGTCGTAAATGCCGTCGTCAACGCCGTGGTGAGTGCCGTGATGCCGGTGGTCAGCGCCGTAGTGAACCCGCCCGTCAGCGCCGTGCTGCCGGCAGTGATCGAGGTGCCCATTGCGGTGGCCCCCGCCGTGGAGGCGGTTGTGATGGCCGTCGCGTAAGTGGTCGCACCGGCGGCATCGGTCGCGGTATCGGTGGCCGCATTAACAGCGGTGCCGGCGGCGCTGCCGGCCGTACTGGCCCCGAGACCCAGCAGCCCCTTGAGGCTGTCGGTCACGCTGCCAAGGCCTTCCATCGCCATGCCGGCCAGGTTGCGTGATGCAACTTGCGCCATGGCATTGGCGACCGATTTAGCCAGGTTTAACACCGCATCACTGAGGTTTAGCGTGCCATCGGCCAGCCCGTTGAGCGTGCTTTCCATGCCATCCTGCAGCCCGTCTTTAAACGCGGCCGTCAGGTCGTCCGTGGTGGATTTCAGCGTTATCAGCTCGTTTTCCAGGTTGGCCAGCAGGTCACGCATCTGCTCGCCGGCTTCGCCAGGCAAGGCCGCCATTTCACGCAGCTGCGGCAGGCTCTCGGTGATTTTGCTGCCGACTTCCTGATGCAATGCGACCAGTTGCCGGCGGCCCTGCAGTTCTGAGATGAGGCCCGCTTGCACCTGCGCCTGGATGCTGCTTTCTTTCTGGCTGCGGTAGGTTTGCAGGTCGTCCAGGCTCTTTTTGAGCGCGTCGGCGCGCACCTTGGCTTCCTGCACCGGCAGCAATTTGTCCAGCCAAGCCAGCCCCTCGGTGTTGCCGGTCTGGGTGAACTCCTTGCGCATCTCGGCGATGTTGGCCCGCACTTCCGCCAGGCCGCCGCCGAGCACGTCTCCGGTGGCTTTCAGATATTGCGCCTGCAGCTGGGCATTTTTGGTTGCGTTGGCGTCCGATTTCTCTTTCTGTTCGCCGGCAGCGATAACCGCCAGTGCCGCCTCAGCCCGCGCTTTCAGCGCCCCGGACAGGCCTTTTTCCGCCAGCTCGTAAGCCGCGACCTGCGATTTGGTCTTGCCGACGGCAAAGGCCTGTTTCTCCAGCCCCTTGACGTAAGTCTCATTGGCAGAAGCGGACGACTTGGCCGAACGCGCAGCCGCGTCAGCGTTGCGCTTATTCTCTTTGGCCTGGTCGGTTTGCTTCTGCAGGTTGATCAGCTTTTCCAGACTTTCACGCAGTTTGTCGATATCCTCCGGCGCCTTGCCGGCCGCCAACGCCGCCGCAATGGTTTTGTCACGCAGCTGCTCCAACTGCTGGGCGGCCGTGTAGGTCGCATCGGCCAGCTCTTTCTCCAGCTTCGGGCGCAGCTTGTCGGCTTCGGCACTCAGCGCGGTAAAGGACGCCTCGCTTTGCGCCATCTGCGCCACGGCCTCATCCATCCAGCGAATGGGGCCGGCGTTCTGCAGATCGGTCAACACATCACGCAGCGTCTTGCCGCTGGCGGTCGGCGCATCCATCGCGCGCGCCAGGCGGTTTTCCAGCTCATCGGACAGCTTGTCTTGCACGTCGCTCAGGTTGTCGAACTTCGGTGTCAGCGCATCGATTTGCTTTTGCACCTCGGCCAGTTTGTCGGTTAGGTAAACGATGCCGATACCGCTCGGGGCCGGGCTGCTCAGCAGGCCGTCAATCTGCTGTTTAAGCGATGCCGCCTGGCTCTGCAGGTCGCTGAGTTTCTTGCTGTCCTGGGTAAGCACATCGGCGTTGGTGCGCTGCTGCGTCAGCGCATCGCCCGTGCTGACCGAATCTTTGAGGCGGCCCTGGGCATTGATCAGCGCCTCGGTTTTCTGGCGCTGGTCTTCCAGGGTCTGGATGGTCTGCTGGTGCTGCTGCGCCAACGCGGCTTCATGCTCCTGGTTGGCCGCATAGGCCGCGCTCAGGCCGCCGACGGCCAGCGTCACGCCGGTGATGGCCAGCCCCATCGGGCCACCCAGCAACCCCATCAATCCCGTCCCCAGGCGACCAAAGGTCGATGCAGAGGCGCGGGCGACGCCCAGCGCTTTCTCTGCTGCGGTCTGGCGAACGAGCGATGCGGTCACCAGGTCTTCCGCTTTGGCGCGTGCGCCTGGTGCGGTGATGCCGGAGACTTTGGCGCGGGCGGCCTGCGCCTGCGCGGCAGCCACGGCGGCCTTGGCTTCGGCATATTCCGCCTCGGCAAGCTGCAGCGTCTCGATGCGGTCGGCACGCGCTGCCGTGGTCGCTGCAACCAGCGCGGCGACCTTACGGCCGCCCATCACCACCGCCAGGGCAATGGCGGTAGTGGTCAACGTGGACATGTTGCTGGCCAGACCGGAAATGACGGCTGCAATCGCCTTGGACGCGCCAAGCGCATCGTTGGTGCCGCCGACAAACTCGACCCAGGCGTTGGCCATTTCCGTGGCGGCGCGGCCGATGGTCAGCGGCATCTGCGCAAATTCCCGGTCAACGTCGCCGGCACCGTCTTTCAGTGCCTTGAAGACCACCTGCGTGGTGAGCATTCCTTGCTCAGCCATCGCGCGCAGTTCGCCACGGGTTTTGCCCAGGGATTTCTCCAGCATCTCCATGATGCGCGGCATCTGTTCGGACACCGAGTTGAATTCTTCCCCGCGTAGTGTGCCGGACGCCAACCCCTGGCTCAGCTGGATGATGGCGTTCGTGGACTCTTCGGCCGTCGCACCGGAGACGATCGCGGCCTTGTTGATGGTGCTAGTCACCTGCAGCAGTTCGGTCTGGGTCGCGCTGCCTTTAAGCGATCGGGCCATACGGGTATACAGTTCGGCGGTCGAGGCGATGCGTTGACCGGTTTCATTCGCCAGGCCGATGACTGATTTAAAGGTCATGCCGGCTTGTTCGTTGGACGTGGAGACCAGGCGAATACGCGCCGCCAGGTTGGTGTATTCATCTGACGTGCTGGCCAGGTTGGCTATCAGACCACCGCCTAGGGCAATGCCGATGGCCGCCGCCAGCGGCTTGAGCCGGGTCAGTTGGTTGCTCAGGCCATCGACGTTAGCGGCGGTTTTATCGAGCTTTCTGTTGGCGCTGTCTGCAGCACCACCGACACGATCGAGACCGGATGCTGCCGAGCCGCCGGCATTGCCCAATCGGGTGCCGCTTTGGCTGGCGCTGTCCAGGGAGGACTGCAGTTGCTTGAGGGAGGCCTGGGCGCTTTTTAAATCCGCCTGAATACGCAGGCGCAATTCCAGGTTGCCGTTTCCGCTTGCCATGCTTGATCACCGTCGGTATGAGTAAAACCCCGCCGGTCAGCGGGGTGGAAGGAGGGAAATTAACGCCGTTTTAAAGCCTGTTTAAACTTGTCGATATACCCCTTTAACGTCTTTCCCCCCGCGAAACTGGCGCTGCCGTCAAGGGTGTGGTGCATTCGCTCCGTCAGCTCTCGCTTTAGCGCCTGCTCATGGAACAGCTTCAACTGGCGGGCGGTGTAGTGCCGCAGATCGCCGAATCGGTGGCCGTGGTCGATGAGGCAGCCGAAGACCTCTCCCCAGGGGGCGGGTTTTGCAGCTGCTGCACCAGCCTGGTGAGCGCCGGGCGAATGGCGTTGCGGGTAAAAAAAGCCGCGTTGACGCCCCACCAGATCAGCAGCAGGCTTTCGCTATCGTCGCCGGTCAGACTGGCGACCCATTCGACGCTACGGCCACAGGAGACCGCTACCGCCTGCAGCACCGCATCCCAGTTCGCCCCGAGTACGTCATACAGCTCATCAATCGACACCTCGGCATCCGGCTTGGCGTTCATCGCATCCATGAACCCTTCGCTGATTGCCTTGAGCGGTTGACGGTGCTGCAACTGCTCGGCCAGCGTGTACTCATGCACCGTGACCTGGACGCCGCAGATAGTCAGCGTCCGGTCAGGTATCAGGATGTTCAGCTCATCCGTCATCAGACGCTCCCGACGTGGATCACGCGCCCATAGCGGCCAAACTGGGCATCATCCGGCCGTTCAGTGTCCAACAGCACGGTCGCGGTGGTTTCCAGCCCTGGCAACGAGGTGTCGGTATTGATGAGGCTCAACGCCGACGCCGGGTCGTATTGCACGCGATACAGCTCAACGACGACGGCCGCGCCGTTCTCTGCCAGGTTGATCCCTTCGTAGCGCAGGAACAATTCATCGGGCGTTTGGGTGAATACCGAGGTGTTAACGCTGCTGGCGTGCGTATAGTTGACGCTAAGCGGCTGCGTGGCCGGCGTGGTCAGGAACTCCAGCGCGCCAAACTTGGCGTCGAGCTTGTAATCCGTCCCCTCGACCAAATCGGCGATCGTCACGGCGCTGACGTTCTGATGGTTCAGCGTGACACGGTCGCCAGCCTGAATGCCTGCCGGCAGCGCTTCGCCGGTGATGGTGCCGGCCGGGACTGCCACTTTCTCGCCGTACAGCAGAATGGCCAGGTTGTCCGGCGAATGCTCATACCAGGTGGCGGTGACCGTGCCATCCTTGCCGGTACTGATGCGGCGCACGGGCGCACGTTGGCCGGTGTAGGACTCTTTGTGGGTGAATGAGTCCGTGGTGAGCGCAATTTGCAGCTCGCCCACATCGCCAATCCAGCGCAGCGATACCGCCTGGCCCTGCGCATTGCGACGGCCGAGGAACACCTTGCCCTGGCCGTAGTAGTAAGTTTCTGCGCTCATTGTTCCTGTTCCTCGGTCGGTGAGTCGGCGGAGCCGGTCTCGGTTTTGGTTTTGCGGTTCACGCCCGCTTTTTTCGCGCCGGCGTGCTCAATCAGCCACTGCGCCGTTGCGTCGTCTACTTCCATCTCAGTGCCGGCAGCAAGCGCCACGCCCTGATGGGTGTGCGGGCCGGTCAGTACAATTCGCCTGGTCATCGATAGCCTCCAATCGCGGCGGGAACCTCCACCTGAAACACCAGGGGGTAATAGCCATAGCCGGACTCGTACTGTGCCGGCAGGCTCTGATTGCTCCTGGCCAGCGGCCGGGTAACCCCTTCGAGCGGTGACCAACCGGTCAGGGCCTCGACGGTTTTCAACATCAGCGGGCCGGCTTCGCTGCTGATATCTGCGCCGAGGCCGCGACCGTCGGCGAAATACACGCAGATCACCACAGTCCAGAGCTGCGTCACGTACTGCAGCCGGCGCTGGCTTCCACCGGTGGCGGCCGTCGAGGTGTTGACGGTATCACCCAGGTACATCACATACGCCATCGGGCATACCGGGTTGTCATCGTTCATCTGAGACAGCCCGGCGACGCCGGTCACCTCGACAAAGTCGGGTATGGCATCACGCAGCCGGCCAATCAGCAGCGGCTCGCAAAAGAGATAGTCGGTTACCACAACCCATCCCTCCGGAACATGTTGCGCCCTGGCACAAACACCACGCTGTCGTCTGGCTCCAGCACCTCGCCGGCGTTGTCCAGCCCCAGCGATAGCCGGCCAGACGCCACTTTTTCGAGCTGGCGGATGCGCTGGTTGTAACGGGTGGTCACCGGTGAATCGTCCCTGGGGTTCTGATACAGGTAATAGCGGGTGATATCGCTGGCGATACGCCGCAGCGTGTCCGGCACGCTGGGGAGCGGCAGCAGGCCGCGCCCCTCCAGGTACATGTTGATTTCGGCGTCCGCATCCGCGATCGCCTTCTCCACCACGGCCGGGTCAATTTGCCCCGTTGCCGGGCGGGCGCGGTCGGAGATGCGGATGATTTCCTGCTCGCCGAAATCGTTCACCAGGTCAGCCTGCGTGCAGT